GTCATATAAAAATAACCATAAGAGTATTAAAGTAATACCCATAAGAAAGTTTTTCATATTATTTTCCTAGCAAGTTGTGCATAAAGAATGTAGCTAAACCACCTAAAAATGATGCTATAGTCATACCAGCCCAGAATCCACCTCTACCACGATTTGCTAATGCTAGAAGTTCATCCATGCCTTGTTCTAACTTATCTATCTTTTTTTCCATTTGCTCAACTTGAGCTACAAGTTGTCCATATTTGAATGGGTCAATATCACTCATTCTAAAATCCTTTACTCTTCTGTAGGTTGTGTTAAAAGTCCACCAGCTCTTGCTGCTTGTGGTCTATTCAAAAGCCCTTTAATTTTACTTGTACCTTGCCCAATATTGTAAAGACCTCTAGCAAGTAAAGATTTAAACAAAGCACTTTTATCAGCCATAAAACCTGCTGCTGCCATTGGATTTTCAGATAACCAAGTTAAACCACCTGGATTCTTATTTAATTCCATTAATGCTCTGCGTTCTACAACATCTAATGTATTAATAAGTTGTGATTCTTTTTTGTTTAAACCTAAAACATCAGGTACTGCTTCACCTACTTTTTCTTTTAAACCACGTGCTAATGCTTTTTGAGCTTCAACTTCTGTAGAACCAAGTTGACCATATTTTTTAGCAAGAGAACCATAAGTTCCTTGTTTTAATTCTTGTGCTAATTGAACAGGAATAGCTTGACCTGGTGTTTTAATAACAGGCTTGTTAAAGTTCATAAACTCTTGCTTAACTCTATCTATAGCTGCAATATCGTCAGCAGGATTTACTTGTTTAAGTTTTTTAGCTTCTAATTCATCTAAGTATTTAAGAATATCAGTCTTTTTAACTGTGCCTGTAGATGATTCAATCTTATTAGCTACTTGAGTATTTAAGTCTTTAATCTTAGATTGTATCTTTTGCACACCAGCTTGAGTAGGATTAATACCTTCTTCTAGCATAGTTTTAACTGCTGTAGCTGCTTGACCTGTTTCTAATTGCTTTAGAGTAGGTTTTAAAGCACTTTGCATGAGCTTTTCAGGTATTGTTTGGCTAACTGTTTTAGCAATATTAGGAAACATTTCTGCACCTACTTTACCTAAAGTTCCAGCACTTAATCCTAAATAAGGGTCTTGTAAAAACTTTGGCATTTGCTCATATGCAGCTCTAAATTTTTCTGCTGCTGGAAAGTTACCTGATCTAATTCTTTCAAATGTTGTTTGCTCTGCTTGTGGTTGCGCTACTGGTGCAGGTTGATTAGCAAATTGAGATTGTGCATAAGATAATACATCTTGCTCACTAGCACCTTCTGGTGCTGTAATCTCAAATACTTCTCCACTTGGTGAAGTGATTTCAAATACTGCCATTATTAACCCCCTGATTTTTTCTTAATAGACCAACCTTGTTGTGCTGGCATAGTCATTGAAGGTTGTGGTTGAGCTTCTTTAGGTGCAGCACGACCAGCTTTCTTATATGCTGCATCAAGTAATCCTTCTAATCGTTTAGCTTTATCTGCAACTGTTTTAGGTTTATCACCTAATTGTGGGAAGTAAGATTGACGATATGATTCTAATTGCTCTCTTGTGTAAGCAGCACCTGTGCCTAATGTTAGTGCTGAATCAAGAATATCATATTGTGCAGCTTCTACTTGTTGTCTTGCTTCTGGATTAGTTAAGTTTTTAAGATAATCAGAACGAGTAAAGAACTTAACAGCTTCAGCTTTTATATTTGGACTAGCAGCAGATGGTTTTTCACCTGTTACTGTTTTTAATTGATTAAGTGAATTATTAAGTCTTTCAGATAAGAAACCTGCTGTTCTTTCACCTTCTGTTAATTTTTCACCTGCTTTTTCAGCAAGTTTAACATCTGTGACAATACCACCTGATAAGTCTCTAATAGGTAACCCTGGTCGTTTAGGTAAGAAAACATATTTACCAGATAACTGATCTAATTGTGGTTCTGTATAATCTTGTGTTGCTTTAATAGCATCAGGTTTTGGAACTAAATCTTCAAAGTTACCTGACTTTTGGAATGCTGCTAATGACTTAGGTGTATAGTCAGATGTGTTAATCTTACCAAATGGGCTTTCACCTTTTTCCATAGCAGAGATTTGTTTAAGATCACCTAAGTTACCTGATTGTTGATATGCAGCTAATGATTCAGGTGTAAATTTAGTAGGATCAATATTACCAATATTAGTGCCACGTTCTGTAGATATAGGAACTAACTTGCCATAATCTTTTGTTTTTTGAAACTCAGAAATAGATTCAGGTGTAAATTTAGCAATATCAATAGTGCCAAATGGATCATTTCTACCTGCTAATAATTGTTGTCTATATAAGTTATTTAATGCAGTATCTACTGTGCCTTGAGATGCACCCATACCACCAATGTATGCTTTAGCTAGATATGGTAATGCGCTACCTGCATTTAAGTTTTTAGGTGTTGCAAGATAATTAGCAGCAGTTCCAATAATACCTGAAACCAATGCTTGATTACGTAGTTTTTCTTCTTGTTGTGGGTCTAAAATACCTGTAGGAATTGGTGTTCCAAAGATATTAATACCACCTAAATAGTCTTGTAATGCCATGATTTATCCTATGTAAATTGGTTTTCTTGGTAATTGTGCCATGCTGTTAAATTGTGGAATGGGAACTGCACCTTGTTGACCCATAAGCTGTTGTGCGCTTAACATTGGAGATGGTTGTAATGGTGCTGCAGATGGATTCATTCTGTCATATACATTCATACCTAATCCTACTGCTTGTAATGGATTAGATTTAACTGAATCTAAAACTGCATTACCCATTTTATTAAATACGCTATTACTTACTGGGTTTGTTAAGTTAGCTGCATCATCTAAATATAGTAAAGGATTTGATGTTTGAGTAATGCCAGTTCCAAAATTACCTAATAAGTTAGCACCTTGCGTAGCATCATATCCTAAAGAACCTAAATTAATGCCTTGTCCACCTACTGGTAAATTTGTTCCACCTAAACCAGAACCAATGCTATTAAAGTTAATGCCACCTTTTGCAGCGCCACCAACATTACCTGCACCACCCATAGCGCCACCTAGATAGCTACCACCACCACCTAATACACCACCTAATGCTGCATTTTGTAGAGAAGAACCTAGACTTTTACCTCTGAGTAAAGATGTACCACCGCCTACACCAGCTCCTACCATTGCTGCCGTTACTGGATCACTCATTATTTGCCTACCTTTCCTACTACGTAGCAGATTGGTTCTAAGATAGCACGATAAATCATGCCATAATTATCACGTTTTTTACCTCTTTTTTGTTTCCATATATCAGCAGTACGGTGTCTTGCGATATGCTCTAAAACACCCCTTAAAATGCGTTGTAGGGCATTCTTTTCACCTGCTTTGTAAGCATAGTTTACTAATGGTAAGAATAGAGTGTGATAACCTTTTTCGTATGCTGGGTCTAAGTCTTTAGATTGTGCTAACCAAATAGCATTACGGAAGCTACCAAAGCCATATTCAGCGTTCATAGCTGTACATACAATCTTACCACCACCACTAGATGTTGTTTCTGATCTTGTAGTTAATGGTTGACCTGCGACTGTAGATGTAAATTGTGCAAGTCTTTGGTATGGTAAGTTTTGTGCAAAGTTAAAGCGATCAATATCTGCTTGTAAAGCTCTATTAGCATATTCTTCACGTGCTTGACCAACATTTAATAATTGTGATGAAGGTGTATATGTTGATTGTAAAAGTTGTGGAATATATCTAGCTGTGTTTTCTTGTAAACCACGTTCCGTAGCATAGTTTTGATATGCTGCATTACCTGCTTGATTAACTAAAGCATTAGCTAAATTTTCACCTGCTAAACTTTCTAATTGAACTTGTGCGCCTGAACCTAAACGATTAGCACCAGCTAAATTACTTCTTGTTTTATTGATAGCTTCATAATATTGTTTTGCAGCTAAGTCTTGTGCAGGTTTTAAAGCTGCTTCAAGATATGGATTAGGACCTAAATATTGACCACCCAATACATTTCTTTGTTGACCTAACAATTCACCAATAACAGGTGTAGTAGCTCCAACATTAGCTTCTGCCATTCTTAATGCTGATTCTGTTTGTGTAGATGGACTTACGAATGTTTGACCTTCATAGTATTTAGGTGTGTATGTTTCGTATAGTTTTTGAGCTTCTGATAAACCTTTTTCAACATAAGGTCTCATAGACGGATCAATACCAGAAGTCGTAGTTTGTGACTGACCGCCACCTCCACCACCACCATAGAATGTGAATGATTGTACTAATTCTTGTACCCAATTGTGTAACTTAAACATATTATTTCCTTAAAGTGTAAATTCCCATGTTGAAGGTTTTAAACCCATTTTGATAGCTTTTCTATCCCAACCACGTCTTTGAGATGTAAAAGTAATTTTTGTTTTACTGCCTTGTTTTGCTATTGCTTGAATTTCTTGCCATGCTTGTTGAAGTAAATCTTCATCATTGATAGATGACCATGCTGCCCATACATGAAGTGCATTTCCTATAGGCTGTAATACTACAAAACCATAAGGTTGATTATTAGTAATTGCTAGAAATGCCATAGACCGTTGTTCGTAACAATCACAATAGACATCTTCTACAATCCATTCAGGACTGCCTTTACTTCTTATAATCTCTAAACCATGCTTGATAAACTGCCAATTAGCACGTAATTGATCTTTAGGTATATAGTGTAATATCATCCTACTATTATATAACGATAGTTCCTTGAAACACCATGACTTCCATGATTAACTGTACAACTGCCTTGTGCAAAATTAGTAAAGTAAATATCTTTAAGTTCTGATGCAGAGTTAGCGTCTAATGGCATAAATAATATAACAGAATTAAACCCTATACGTTCATTATTAAGTGTTGTTGTAGTTGTACTTGTTGCAGTAGAAAAATCACCTGTATTGTTAGACTTTCCTTCTACAAGATTGTTTACAATTTCTGCTACACTTCTAGGGTCTCCACCTGTCCAAGGTAACTTTCTATACATATCACGTGACATTATCTAGTACCTTGTTCAGAGTATTCTATATCCATTCCAATTGCAGAGAACCAGTTAGCACCTGTAGGTGTTAAACTTACTCTATGATAACGACCTGCACTTCTTACAGAACATCTATCTTCTTGGTCTGTAGTTTTAGATGTAGAGTATGTAATAGTATCATCTAGCATCTTACGACTTGCTATTTGTATAGTAGCTGATCCATTATCTACAGATGGTCTAATAAGTGTGACTACAGAGTTATAACCATATTCTAGGTCGTTAGTAGTTAAATTAGCTGTAGCATAAGTGCCTGTAAATGTCACAATCTTAGCATCACGAACACCACCAAATAAGAACTTACCACCTTTATAAAGTCTATCATCCATAGTAGTTACAAGTGTATCTATTGTTTTAAGAGCTGTTGCACTTGCTGCCATATCTATAGCAACACCTGTTCCAGTACCTACGCCTGTAGCTGTGAATAATACGCCTACTGTGTTAGCAACTGCACCTATAAGTGTAAAGTCTGTAGTGCCTACTGTTCTGATAGTATATGATTTACCTACTACAAATGATCCTGCTGATATATTGTAAGCAGAATCTAGTGCGTCTAAAGATGTGCCTGAAGTAGCTAGTGTAGAAAGATAATCTACATCTGTATCTGCTTCACACCATTTTTTAGTTTCATAGTTATAAATAAGTAATGAACGACCACCTGATACGTTAGTATAGTTCCAAGTTACAAGATTACGTTCAGGATCAACTGCTGCTGATATAGAATCAATATCGCCAATGTTAGCGTTATTATAAAAGTATCTATCTACCTTTTCTGCACCAATACCAATGATGTTTTGACCATCACAAGAATAGAATCCATCATCTGATAAGAAGTATGTAATACCACCATATTGTGCAATAGAACCACCTTCTATACAACCAATGTTTCGTGAAATCGTGTCAAATTGGAAGAATAATGGTGAGCCAATATATGACATACGTACAATGGCTTTTTCTAAGAATACAATACCAAATTCGCCACCTGTAATACCGGTAATATCACCACCATCAGGAATATCTTGGTAATCTGATTGTGATGCAGCACCTGGTGTCCAATCTGTAGGATTATTTATATCTGACCATTGAACTCGTGTAGGGTATGTACCTGCACCAATATTAGCACCTACGACAAAGTCACGAACTGCTGTAACATATTTAGCAACTGGAGCTGCTGCAGCTAAGTCTGCAAATAATGATGATGAGTTTACATCATAATATTGTATCTTTTCAGAACCATTAGTAGCAAGTGCATAGTTACCAAACTGAACAAATTGCCATCTGTTAATACCTGTATAGCCACCTGATTTAGATACGTCATCTAGGGATAAGTCTGAACTATCTAGTTTGTATAGTTTAGTAAGACCACCTGCAAATACAGATACGTCATTATCTACTTTAGTAGCATATACGTTAGTTAAGTTTTCAGATGCGTCACCTGAATAGTTTACTGCTGACTTAAATGGACCATATCCTACAGCTAATGGAATAACATTATTAGCTTTTGATACTGCGTCTAGGATAGATGGTTGGTCAGGTAACCAATCTTTAAAAGCTATGCGTTGTATTGGCATACTAAGCTTTCATAATATAGCAAAGTGCGTAGTATGGAGGTAAGTTAGCATTAGTGCCACTTGATCCTGTTGTGCTATTTGCTACTGTGATGCCTGTAGTACTCGTGCTTGTCACAGATGATGTTCTACCTGTACCATAACCTGTACTTGCATCAACTGGTGCGCCACCATTATCTGAACCTGCTTGTGCAGAACCTAATGTTTGTGGTGTATGGTTGTGACCAGGATCAGTTACTGTTGCAGTATGAGTATGGCTTACTACAATAGCGTCTGCACTACCACCAGTAGCACCTACAGCATAAGTAGATGTCGCACCTACTACAAAGCGATTACGTAAGTCAGGTGTTGAATTTGTGCCATCACATAATAACCAGCCAGTAGGAATAGTTGCAGATGAACCTGACCATAACATAATCATACCAGCTACGAAAGCATTACCCCATGTAGGAGTATTGCTACCACCTGCTGATAATAATACTTGACCTGAAGCTCCAGCAGTTCCGTCTAATTGAAATCCACCTGTTACATTTAAAGTACCAGATGATAATATTTGACCTGATGCTACTAATGTGCCTGCTACTGTAAATGGATCACCACTTGTTCCTGCTTGTTGGTCTTTAAGTAAAGCCATAAGAGAACGTATAGCATTGTTTACGTTAGCTGGTGAACAACCTTCAGCAATATTGATATTGGTAATATCCGTATTATCTGCTGCTGTTGAGCTAAATTCTGAAATTTTGGTTTTTGCCATGTTTTATCCTTGTCTGAGCCATATATCGTTACTTGATGTTACTTCTGTCCATACATCTGAACTTGCTGTTGTATCTGACCATGTGTCTGTAGATGATGCTATTGTAGTCCATGTATCTGTTGAGAATGTTGAGTCTGTCCATGTATCTGAAGATGGTGTAATAGGTGTCCATCCTTCACCTTGTATCATGCCATTTGCTGTAATAGTGGTTACGACTGTAATAGAAGCACTAAATGGATTAGTTAAACTACCACTTGCTGTTACAATTGCATCTGCATTTATTTGAGCAGAAGCTAATATTATGCCACCTATTCTGCCTAGCGTACTAAACGAGGTTTCAGCAAATGCAGATATACCAAACATTATTCACCCCAATTTTGTGCGTTTAATACCTCTATAAGACCTTCTACAGTAGTTGATGCTTTGATATCAGCTTCTAATCTATTCGCTTCTGTGACGATTTGTGTGCGTTTTAGAGCTATTTCTGATGGGATATCTACATTACGTTCTATCTTACGAATAACATACCAGTCTGTATTAGCTAATAGTTTACCTGCTGTATCTTTAATTTGTGCGATAAACTGTGACTTTAAACCTTTAGTTGTAGAACCATCTTCTTCTAGTTTGTCTTCAAGAGCTTTAGGCAAGTCTGTATCCCAATAGAAACGAGTATCAATAGGTGCTGGTTCAGCTACCCATGTGATACCAATAGCTAGTTTTTCTTCTTCTGTAGATAGGTTAAGCCAGTTGGCAGAATATTGTGTGCCATTAGCATCTCTAAAGCCTACTCCTTCTGGAAGGTGTTTGCCGTTAATTAAAAACATAATTTTTCCTTTGTTAAATTGTTACCTTGCCAAGCTATTCTTGAATGGGTTTTCTGCAAATGCCATAAATATGTATGTAGAACCATTAGTATTAGTAGCTGCACCACCAGCAATTTTTAATTTAAACCCATTGGATAATCCATCAAGAATTGCTCCTACATTTGTTTCTGCATTTGATAGGTTAGGGAAAAGCATATTAACTTCTACATTGTATGTATCTCTTGATGTATCAAGCATAAACCAATCTGTTGAACCAGCACTTGAACATTTTATCATTACAAATTTAGGTCTAAAACCTGTATATACAAACGGACCATCAGCACTACCATTACCTGTGTAAGAACCAAACTTACTAAACCCTGCTATTTCTGCCCAGCAATAGGCTACAAGATTACCTGCTCCCCAAGTTGATTGCCTTAATTGTATAACTGTGCTTGTTGGAGCTGTATTATTATATACCAAAGAATTAGCCGCAGCATTAGTTGTATTTAAAGCCATAGTTTGTGTAGCTAAAACTGAAGTATGATAAACATACCAATTTTCTACAGTATTACGCCCTTTATAAATCACCATTTTTGGAGCTACGCCAAGACCATGACCAACTGTTCCACCAGCAGTAGTTCCATCAGATGTAAATGTCACAATACTAAACCCAGCAGTTGTGTTTACAGATACAGTACTCGTGATACTACCACTCGTATTGGATGATGTTGAACCTTGACCAGCTTGCCACTGCCAGCCTACATAAGTCCAAGTATTTTTATTAACTTGGTCACCACTTGTGCTTGCAGTAATACTAAATCCGTTTGAGTTTGCAGCAGTTACAGAACCCCATTCTGAACCTGTTGCACCACCTGTAGTATTTTCTGCCGCAGTAGAACTTGATGCTAGCTTTGTAGTTCCACCAAAACCTCTATTACTGTCTTGCAATACATGGTCTTGACCAGCACCATCTCTTCTTTTTATCCACACAAAGTCAGGTCTAAATGCACCAGCGTTAGTAATAGATTGTGTAGAGCCATTTCCTGTATATAGCGTTGCATCCATATACTTATTACCTTGCAATATAGTAGGTGTAGGTAGGTTGTAAGTGTTTAGTGCTACATAGCCTGTAGGAGGTGTGTAAGCAAATGGTCTTTGACCAAAATTTATAAATGATGTAATGCCTGTTGCAGTTATACCTTTACCAATAGCTGGGAAAAATGTTCCGGTAATACTTGAAAATGCTGTGCCTTGAGAAGTATTATTTTTGTAAAAAGTAAGTGTTCCAGCATCTAGGTCTAACGCTACACCAATGACATCACCTGTTGTAAATGTTGCGCCATAAGCTGAACCTGAACCAGCAGTATATTTATTACCATTGCTACCAAAATATCCGTAGTCACCTGTTTGTTCACCAGGCCATGATCCCATTTGAACAGCAAATGGTTTTTGAGTAATGCCTAATAATGCACTATTGCCACCAGCACTAAATTCATACTCCCAATACCATTTACCACTAGAAACACCTATTGTTCCTATTGTTCCGTATCTAGTTCCACTAGCACTATCAAATGTAGCTGATAAGTTAGCTTGAGATAAAGTTACACCTACAGAACCAACTAATGGACTCCATACAGCATAATTAGCCACAGTCGCACTTGTATTAGTAGGACTATCTTTCATAGCATCATAGGTTGTGCCTGATGTGACAGATATGTTATTAGTAGTCCAGTAGTTACTATTACCTGAGAAGTCTTTACCTAGACCTGCGTTAGAACCTGATGTAGTAGCTATGTCAGAGAATTTAAGGTAGAAACCATTAGTGCCATATGTGCCTGTGTATGCTTTAGGCTTCCATACACCTGTGGTTGTATCTGTTTCACCAAAATCTGAAGGTGTTTTAGCAGAACCGTCTATGAAGTTTACTTCTGCCATGTAACCATCAAAAGATTCACCTGTAGCTCTATCATATCCTAAAGCATGAGGTTGGTTAATATTTATATATCCATCATAATTTTGTGAAGGATAAGTAGCAGTTCCAAATGCTGTAACTTGAACACCATTTACGTAAACTTTACATCTATTAGATGATGTTGCTTGAGTTGTGTCTAAGGCAACAACTATATGATACCAAGCTGATGGATCTCTAAATACTTGTGTTGTTGTAAGTAATAATTGATATGCACCAATATAAGAATAAACTGATAGTGTATCAGACGCACCAAAACTAAGCACTGCCTCATTATTTCCAGAACCATCTGATGCTGCAAAAAACCTAGAATAGTTATAACTTAATACACCTCTTTTTACCCATCCACTCCAAGTCCAAGTTTTTCTATTAGAAGTACTTGGTGTTCGTGATAAATAACCAGTTGCACTTCTTCTTAATCTAACAGAATTATTTACATCATATCCACCAGCAGAGATGGCATTGCTATTGTTTAGTATAGCCATATTAGCTTAAAGCTCCAGAGCAAGTGCAATAAGCATTAGTTCCGTTATCTAGGTATGAAATTAAATATGTACCTGCTGCACTTACTGTTGATAAGAATGTTGCACTTACTTTAGTTGTAGCTGCTGCACTTACTGCATAACCACTAGAGTTAATAAGTAATACATAGCCTGATTGACCAGCAGTATGATTAGTAAATGTCAAAGTAAATGTGCCTGTAGGTGTGCATACAAAGTTATTAGTGACTGATAGATCAAAAGAACCATCATTGTCAGTAGTAATTGTACCACGTTGTGAAGCAGTCCATGTAGATGCTGTGCCAGGTGCTGCATAATCTGAACCGGCAGAAGCTGCAGTAAGTCCAGTAGAGCCATCACCTTTTTGAAGTGCTGTACTAGAAGTTAAGCCAATAACAGTATCACCTGACTGTAATTCTTGTATTGTTGTGCCATTTAAAACTAATGAATATCTTGTTGCCATAATTATCCTTAACTTACTGTAACGTTAATTGTTGAGCCACTTCTGTTTAATACAGGTAAATAACCATTAGCTAAAGTAACGTCAGCAGTTGTGGTATCTCTTTTTGTGACTACTAATTTAGTAGGTAAGTTACCTTGATAAATTGCTTTTTCAGCAGGATAAGTTACAAATACATCTTTTGTACCTGCACTAAAATTAACTGCACTTCCACTATTGCTAGACTCTAGTATAGTATCCCTAGATAAAGTCGTTCCTGAAGATGTATATGTACCAATACCTACTTCCCATTCATTTGTATTAGCTAATTGAATAGTGTAGAAAGTAGTATTGCCATTACCAATTACAGAGAATGACTGAAAGCCTGTTGCAGCACCACCTAGTGTAACTGTGCCTGTGCCTGTGGTCGTAGTGGTTTCTCTTACCCTATCTTTAACGACTAAAGCCATGTTTTATCCTTAACTCAATGTAACCGAAAGATTACCTGTGATGATTTTAAATATATCACCTGAGTCAATAACTTTAGAAGTATCTAACGGTGAGTGATATAAAAGATTACCTGATGTCACAGCATCATTAATGCCTATCCAACCTACTGTTCCCCATGAAGCTGTTGCTGTTGGGAATGTAACGTCTGCATTGTTTGTAGTCACACCATTAGAAGGTGCATTAAATGTAACTGCTGTTCTAGCGTATGAACCACCTGATACTTCTGTGCCACTACCTGCATCTGTAGGGTCTGAAGTCCATAGTGACACATATACTGTTGCTGGTGATGTATATGTTGTTGCTCTTAGAGTTGCATTTATAAGTGCGTTCTCTAAATAGTTACTCATTTCTGCCATAATATTTTCCTTATCGTGGCGTAACGCTTAATGTTGTGTATGAATAGGTTTGTCCAAGATCGCTTTTCTTAATATTAGCAATTGCTCTATCATACAATGCTGACCATGTTGCAATTCTAGGATCATTCATTAAGTATGGTTCTGCTTCTGCTAGAGTTGCGTAAAGTAAAGCGTCTGGGTAGTATGCTAAATACAAGTTACTAGCTGTTGTGCTAGAGATAAATGTAGGTTGAGCATAATATAAAATTTGAACTGTATATGATGTATCTTGGCTAGGTGCAAATTGGAACTCTGTACCTAACATTGTAAAGTAGTGTGAACGACCTGATAATGTTGTTTGACCATTACGGAAGAATAGATCAGGTGTTTGGAACTCTAATAGAATAGGAGGATTGCCTTGTAAGTGCATCTCTCTTAACTCTAAGAAATCAGATGGAAACGCTACTTTGTTATCAGTTGGGCTAGTCGTTGCTACCTTTAACATTCTTTCTGTTCTTAAATCACGACTTAATCTTAACTGTGCTAACTGAACGAAGTCAGGAATAACACTTGTCAAGTCATTACGAGCTAAGTAGCTTTCTACTGTCGCTGTAAACGTGGTGTAGTTAGTTAATGCCATCTAATTGTCCTTTTAATCTTTCCCAGCATTTGTCCATTTCGTCTTTATGCCATTCAGCACTAGCTAGTGAACGTAACCATTCAGTTCTATCTGGGTATTTTAAGTTTTCTATATCTTGAATCTTGTTTGAAATAGGTATTGCCGGACTATGATCTGAAACAATCACAGGGATACCATGAATACTTGCTTCTACATCTGCAACACTACCAAAACTCACAATAACATGAGCTTTTTTCATAGTTTGCTTAAAATCACCTTCACCTTTACGCTTAACTACAATTTTACGTTCTGTATATTTGCGTATTTCCTCTATCTTTTGGTCTAACCAATTATATTTTTGGTAGATATAGGCTATTTTGTCAGCAGGTGGCAGTATTACTACGTTTTCACCTGACCGATATTCGTGTGTTTTAGGTATTTCTCTATCTGAACTACGCCAATCTGTGCAATGATAGTTATTTACGCAGAATCTAGCCCAAGATAAGTCTGAAGCTCTGTGAAAATAACCATGATCTATAAGAATATATGGTATATTTTGTTTTCTACACTCTATTTGTATGTTATCAGCACCATGTAAATTGCCAACAACTACAGGAATAGACTTACCATCCCAATCTCTTGTTAAAGTACCCTTACAATGCGTTTGTAAGCGTTTTAAGACGTTATCTCTGCGTTCTATACCACTCAGTATTAATTGCATCTAAAACCTGTTCTACAGATATGTTTTTCGCTTTTAGAAGGCAATGTTGACATACGCTATGAAAAGTCCCACATGGCTCTGAACCGTCATGTATATTTCTATGGGTGTCATATCCTAAATGCCTCGGTGAAGTAAATCCTGTCCAAATAACTACAGATGGTATGCCTAAAGCTGCTGCTGCATGATGTAAACCACCGTCTGTTCCTACAAATAACTTTGCTTTGCTTAATACTTGTAATGCGTTTCTAAAGGTAGGTGTTTCTTGCCACCTTGTGTATTTAGGTGTAGATACATCACCTAATTGTAGCCATGGTAAATCATGTTTAAGTAATGCTTCCCATTTATCCCATGCTTTATTAACTGTGTGTATATATGTTTTTTTAACATTAGGCTCTACGACAATGTAGTCACCTTTATCAAAACTATCTATCCACTTCTTTTCTTCGTGACTAAAGAATATCTCACCTGCTTTAGGTTTATATTCGTCATTAAATATCATGTGTCCATTTTTACTACCTGCGATATATGGTCTATGCCCTTGGTAATTCTTTACCCATACAACATTGGTATCTGAATTGGATGCCATTCTAGGATTGTTAGCAAATATTTGACCATCTGCATACATTCTTACACCATCACCTAGCTTAACCTTCTTACCGGTTCTTTCGTTTGCTTCCTTAACTTCACCTGAAGCCATGATCCAATCACCCATGCCCATTATATTTGGGTGGCTACACTTTCAATGACTTCTCGCCATGTTCTGTTATCTTGATAAATTAGTCTCATGTGGCGATACCAAGGCATACTAGGTTGAGCATAACGCCATTGGTGATACTTAGGTACTAGACACCATGTTTTAACACCCATAGCACTAGCACAATGTTGAGCTGTAGTATTGACACCTAGAACCATATCTAGTTCAGCAATCATAGCTGCTGTGTCATCATAATCTTTTGCGTCTGTCGCAAATTCAAAGTATTTTACGCCATCAATTTTGCGTTCTACGCTATAATCTAGGCTTACTAATTGTATGTCTTTGCGTCTTAATAATGGTTGTAAGTCATCTTCTGTAAGCTTACGACCTTTAGCATTGGTGAGTTTAATACCACCTTTTGTAGTAATACCTATGACTTTCTTTTTATAAGAGTCAAACAAAGCTCTCCACATAATACGTTTTTCAGGATCAGCTTTTAAATAAGGCGTACCAGGAAAGTCTTTATTGTTATGTCTAAAGAACTCTGGTAATCCACCTACACCACATCTGTAATCAAATTCTTTATCTGCTATCCATTCAGGATGAGCTTCTTTACGAGTACCATGTACTTCTGCTTCAGGAAAACTACGTCTAAATAATGTTTCTAGTTTAGGATCACAGTCTATATAGACTTTCTTACTAGCTTTTATAGCGTCAGGAATACATGAGCCATAAAATATCTCATCACCTAAACCTTGTTCTCCATAGATAACTAATGTTTTATCTGGTGTTCCATCCCATCTTACTTCGTTACCATATACCCATTCTTTACGGAACTTACCACCTAAAGACTTACCCCATTCTTTCCAGCCTTTATCATATTCACCTTTGGCTAGATAACTATGTGCTAGGTTTAATTGTGCGTGTAAATCTGTAGAATTGCATTCTAAAGCCATCTTACATGACTTTTCTGCATCATCCCATTTAGACATCTGTACTAGCGTTGCTGCTGCATTAGAATAAGCTAAATGATAACTAGGGTCTAGTTCTGCTGACTTTAGGAAGTATTGTATAGCTTCCTCTGGCATATCCATTTCGTGAGCTGCACGACCTAAAGATGTCCATAATGCTTTGTTACCTGGTTGTTCTTGTAATGCTCTACGGAAGAATTGGTAAGCAAATGCTGGCTTATCGCCTTGTAGCCAAATATAACCTAAGAAGTTTAGTGTAGCTGCATCATTAGGATATATTTCTAATACTGTGTAGATTAGAGGTAATGCTTCGTCATACGCTTCCTTAGTGATAAGGTCGTGTATAGCTAATTGTATATTCTTTAATTCGTCTTTATCCATTACTTCTTATTTTTATCCATATCTTTTATTACTCTATCTGAAGCAATGTTACCTATAAATGTTCCTGATACAGATGCTGCAAATTGTGTGCATCCTGTAAGTAACATACAGATAACTAGAATATATTTAGCCACGTTTTGTAGTCAGTTTTAAATATGGATAATTTTCGTTGATTTCTTTCATCAACTCTTTTGTTTGGTTAGGGTTATATATATCTATCCCTTTTTGTTTTAGCTGCATTTCCACTACTGGTGGAATACTAGCAAAGTGCGCCCATTCTTGCTTAACGCCTTTATCCCATGTATCTGGGTTATCTCTTGCTTGTTTAATCTTGTCTAACATTCCACTTATATCTTGTGTAGAAGTTAGGTAATATGTATCTTTAGCTGGGTCGTAATCAAAGTATTGAGTTACACCTGTTACGCTATTGTGATCAAATAATATTGGCATATATAAAAATACAAAGAGGGCGAATTAACACCCTCTATTGTATCACATCTACTTACTAAGCACCTACGTTTTGTACTTTAGCATGTGCATCTGGGTTTTGAACCACTAATGCGTATTCTGCTGTGAGTAACCATTTTGTGCTATCGCCTGTTTTAGCAAGTTCTTCTTTGCTTAATGGGCGTAGTGAAGCTAAACCAACATAACCAGGATCAACGCAGAGAACAGCTTGATCTCTCATGAAACGGTCTAGTTTAACTGTGTGGTTACCGAAGTCTGAAACGTAAACGTCTGCAGCGCCAGTAATTGTTGCTTGTGTTGTACCTTGAACATTGTTGAACTTAGTAGCAATACCTGCAAAGCCTGAGAAACGAGCTTTGTTAGTTGCTGACATAAGAATTAATGATGGTTCGCCACCATCTGTCCAAGCTAATTGTAATGCTGATTTCAAGTCTGCTTCAATGAATGTTACAGAAGTACCATCTGTTGGTGATGCTACTGTGCCATTTGAGAAGCCAGGTGTTGTACCTGCTGTAGAACCTGTTGCAATTACTCGGTTAGTAATCCAAGATTCAATACCTGCTGTTGATCTAGCTGTTGCTGGACCACCTGCTGATGATGCTTGGTTACGTACAATTGCATATTCCATGTCACGTTTCATTTCTTTACCAGCTTTCATAAGTTGGTAAGCAACTTCAGACTTACGACCATATTTACGAACAACGTCATAAGTGTTAGAAATTTGAACTGTTTTACGTGAGATTTGTGTGTAGTTACCTAATACTGTTGTAGCAGGTAATGTTGCGAATGAAGCGTCATCACCTTCAACTGCTGTGTTAGTGCCTGCTGCTGCTAAGGCATCTGTTTGCCATTGATGGTATGTTTGACCTGCTGACATTCTTTTTGCTAATGAAAGCAATGGTGTGTCTTCTGGAGAAATATCAAAAATGATATCCTCAAATGACTCTGCTATACCTTTACCGGTGTAGCTATTGGTTGCTGATGCTGCCATGATTATGGTTTCCTTTATAAATTAAATCATATTTTCGATAAGTTTTTGTGCTAAGTCTGCCTTACCTGTCTTACGTAACGAATCACGTAATTGTCGGTGATTAGAATTAGCTTCTGCTTTGCTGTCCTTTGCACCAGGTTTCACGACTGGTTTAGCATTGGAAATCTTATTTTTTACCGTTGAGTTCTGTTGTAATTTGCGCCATTGCATAGCGTCATGCAACACCTTTACGTGACGTGGGTCAACAATTGCATTGAGTTCTGCATCAGAAAAGCCATACTCTTTGCCAGTAGATAACAATGCTTGGTTAGTCTCAGGACTCCAATTTGGTATCTCTTTTGCTAGAATCTCTTTACCTTTAGCTATCTTCTCAGATAACAATTGCGTTTGCTTCTGAACGACTTCTTGCTTTTTGGCTTCAAACTGTGAAACAAGTTGGTTACGATCTTGCTGTAACTGGTTATAAGTAAAAAATAACTTTTGTGCTTCTACAAAGTCATTATCAGAAAGTTGTTGCCAATTTACATTTTGATAGGCAGCTAACTTTTGGTCTAATGCTGTGATTTGTGCGACTTCATTAATCAACACATTTTGTAGCTCAACTTCTTGTTTAAAGATTTCCTCTTGAGCTTTTATACTCTTAGCATAGTCTTCTAACTCTTTACGTTGTTCTGCTACTTGCTGTGTTTTTTGTGTGTAGTCTAAGCCTTGTTGTGCTAATGCTACGACTTCGTCTATTGGCTTTTCAATTTCCTCGCCATTAACCTTTAGCTTTAGGATAGCAGGAACTTCATCTTCCGACTGTTCCTCTTCTTCAGCTTGGTCATCTGGAGATTCTTCTGTAGCTTCTTCTTCTGTTTCAGAAGTTTCTGCTTCAGCCTCTAGTGGTGGTTGTTCTTTCTCTTCTTCTTGAACTTCTGTTGGTTTAACATCAGTTACAATATCATCACCTAGCATAGCCTCTAATCGGCTTTGTGGTGACTGTTCAGCGACTTGGTCACTCATAATATTTTCCTTGAAATTAGACAATAAAAAAGACTCCGAAGAGTCCTAAGTAGGCTTGTCCTTACCTAAATTCTTTATCTGTTACCGTATGGAAAAGCATTATAAAAAGGTGAGATGCCTTGTGATTGCATTAAATCACGATATGCTCTTGCCTTATCTTGCATTTCCTTTGTTACTATTTCTTTAGTAATTAAATCACGTTCTGTTTGTGTAAGTGTTGGAACTACTAATGGATAATTACCTCTTTCATCTGAAGAAGATAACTCTGTCATAGTTTCACCACTAGGTGTTTGTAATAGACCTAACCAACCAGTGCTTTTTGGTAGCATTTCACCACCATAGCTAGTTATGTTACCTTGCTTGTCTTTAATTGGATATGCTCTAGTTCCGTATGGGTTTGGATAGTCCATATACAATAAACCACCCATATTCGGAGAAGATCCAAATAATCCTTGTAGTAATTGTGTATAGTCCATATATCATCCGAATATCTTAAACTTAGGTCTATCTGTTTGGATAGCTGCTAACTTACCTGTTTGCATAACGTCAGTAAGTTGCTTGTTAATTTGGTTTAGTAGTTGTAATGCGATTACTAATCTGTTGTGTGTCTTTTCGTCACCAAGTGGGCTATTAGTCATGCTAGATACAATGTTTTCTCTAACACGTTCTATAGCATCTTTATACACAGGATTATCTAATATCTGTGCTGCTTGTTCACCTAACTTAATTTCTTCTAACGATTTATCCATATCTATCCTTATAGTGCCATCAATAACATTGCTATATCTTCTTCATCTTGGTCTTCAATTCTTCTTCTTAAAGACTCTATGTAGAAGTCCTGTTGTATGATTGTTTCATACATAGTGACTATTTTAGCATAGTTATGTGACTCTAGTAACTTATTCACAGATGTAGTCTTACCATACTTCTCTGCTACATCTTTAATCTGTGATATGTCTAACTTCTCTAATGGTTCTGCAATAGGAAGTGATATCTTCTTGCGTTTCTTAACTGATTTAGCTAATTGCTGTTGGGCTAAAGTCCATGCTTGAGCTTGTTCAGCATTGGCGAATATAAGTATCTCGCCTTTATGTTCTACGAAGAAACGTCTTTGTCTTGCCCTAACTACAGGCTTTTTCTTTTTACGACCACCAGTAACACCACCGATAATGGTGGATATTGCTCTTGCTATCTCAAACGCATTGCTTTGGAAAGCGTTACTTTGAAAAGCAGATGAATACATTAAGCGTCTTCAGCACCTTCAAATTCAGGCTTTTGTTTGATAATAGCGTATAGTGCTGCTCTATCTGCACCTGCTACATAATCATCACCTGCGATTTGAACTTTACCTGCTGATAAAGGTTGTTTACCTGCGTCCCTTGCTTCTTTAGATGCGTAGCCATAGAATGTTACTTCTGTGCCTTTACCTTTAAAGTCTTCTTGAACCGCTCCGATATTCCAATATTCCGCTGGAATACCAAAGTCTGTATCTACTGATTTTAATAGTGCCATGTTGTTTCCTTGTTAAAGTTAAGTTGATACTAGCACTTTGTAAGTAGTGCCATCTGCTGCTTTTATATTTATATACCCTGTAGCTGTTAATGCTCCTGCTACATAAGTTCCAAATCTTACTAATCCTGTTCCTTTAGGTGTTAGTGCTAGGTCTATGTTAGTGTCTGAACCATTTACACTAAATGCTGGTGCTGACCCTGCTACATTGCCTGTAACTGAACAATAATTTGCTATTGTTCCTCCTGTATGTAATATTCTAAATTGCTCTGCTGAACCTGCATTAGAAAAGAATCTAATGTTTTGACCACCTTTAGCTTGAAATAATAATGCAACTGTAGTATCAGAGCCTTGAGCAGAAATTACAGGTGGATTTAAAGTAGTAGCCCCTGTCACCTGCACATAATTAACTGCTGATGCTGTTGGTGTAAATCTTACTTGTTCTGCACTTCCTGCAAAAAATCTTACTGCACCGCCTGTTCCTTTAGCTTGTACTTCAAAGTTAATACTTGCATCAGAACCTTGAGAAGAAATTATTGTTCCATTACCAGTAGCTCTACCTTGTATTTGAACATAATTTGCTGCTGTAGCTGCTGTATCTGTTACATTTAATTGTAATCCACCTGGAGTAAAAAATTGTATATTTGTTCCTAAACTTCTTACAATTGTTCCACTACCCACAGTAGCATAAGCAGCCGCACCACTACCACCACCACCACTAAAGGTGATTGTAGGTTGTTCTATGTAGCCTGAACCTGCGTTGGTGATTGTAAATGTAGTATTTACAGAACCAGCAGTTATGGTACAAGTAGCTGTAGCTTGAACTCCACCTGCGGTAGTTGGTGGTGATATTGTTACAGTTGGAGCGGTTGCATAACCTGAACCACCTGCTGTCCTCGTAATAGCTGTTACTGTTCCACCATTACTTATATTTACACCACTACTACCTGCGGCTAGGTTTATAGCACCTGTGCCTTTAGGTTGGAAAGCCATAGAGATGTTGGTGTCTGTACCAGCTACACTAAAAGGAATTGCATTGGTTGTTGCAGAACCTGAAACTGTTGCATAATTTACAGAAGATGTTGCATTTGCTATTTGTAATTGTCTTGTGCCACCATTATTTGTCCAAAAATTTATTGCGCCTGTGCCTTTTGCATACAATTGCAAACTGATATTAGTATCAGAGCCTTGAGCAGAAATAATTGGGAAAGATGTTGTTGCCGCACCTGTTACTTGAACATAGTTTACAGCAGAAGCGGTGCGAGATACTTGCATTTGTAATTCTGCAAAGCTATTTGTATAAAACTTAACTGCACCTGCAACTGCTGATGATAGTCCTAAATTTACACCACCTGATGATGCGGCGGCAGAAACTCTTTGCTCGTTACCTGAATTATCTCTTGATAATAATGTATATTGTCCTGCTGATACTGCTGAATCTGTAATTTGAACTTGATTGGCTGTAGCAGTATTTAGGTTAATTTTACCTGTGCTAATAGCACTTAATGTTAAGTTGTTAGTTGTTGCTGTGACTGATGGTGTGGTTACAGATGAAAGTGTTGCTGTTCCACCTGTGATAGCTACAGTATCGGCATCTTGTTCTGCCATTGTGCCTACACCTGTGAGTGTATGGTCATTGTTCCAATCGCTAGGTAAAACAATATCAGCTAACGTTGTGCCTGGTGCAAAGTTACCTAACTCTATTTGCTCGTCTAACTGTGCTTGTGTCCAGTCAGAGATAGCATTTGTTTTACTATGCTTGACGGTTACTGTCATACAACACCTTGTGCTTTACCATCTGGACCACGAACAATTTGTTTAGGTCTGTTTAATGTTTCTACCATTTGTTGATGATTAAGAGTTTGTTGTTCTACTAACTTAGCCATATTAGCGTTTATAGCCTCTACAAGCCCTGCTAACGCATTATTAGGTTGCTCTTGACCATATTCATCAAACTCTGTGAATGTGTCAGGATTAGCACCTTTTATACCCATAGCTGTAGTCTTAATATCTTTGTTAGCTTGTAGTTCAGCTATCATAAGTTTAGTATCGTTTTCTAGTTTAGTCTTCCACTCATCAAACGCTAGTTGACGTTGTTTCATTTCATAGTCAGCAGCATCTTTACGTTGACGTTCTTCTAGTTCAGCAGCCTTACGTGCATTTTCTGCTTGAACTTTCATAGCATCAATTTCTTTTTGAGCTTGGATAGCTTGTTCTTCTATAGAAGGACCTTGTGGTGCTGGTGGTGGATTATTAGCTGGGTTAGTCCAGAACTCTTCAGGGTTCTTAAATCCTGCGTTCTGTGTAAGTTTAGCCAACGCATTGTATATCTTATCCGGTGAAGTAATACCAATTTGGATAGCTTCTTTTTGCATTTGTAAGATAGACATGAGATGTGTAAGTTGTTGGTCTTTATTACCAGCACCTAAGCCTACAGAGATAGATAAGTCTTTACGGTCTTCCCATTCTCTTGGGTCTACTTCTACCCACTTGTTACGCATACGCACAATGTCAGGTTTAGTAAGTGTAGTTCTGACTAATCTGTGCACTAACTTAAATAACTCTTTTACACCTGTTTCTGCAAATGTTCTAGCTACTAACTCTATGCGTTGTTGTGACGCATTCATAATTTGTGCTACACCTGTAGCTGTTTTGTTTAGACTGTTAGCATCTAAGCCTTGATTGTAAGCTGTGACACCTGTTCTCTTTTCTTTCATAGAGTCCATGTATTCAACCATGGTGAAAGATGAAGCTGGTAATGGTGGATGTGATAAAGGCATAATGCCTGAACCTGGATCACCTTCTACACGAACAATACCACCTGGACGTGATGTAAGCATATCATCTAGGTTTACACGATCTGATATTGCATAACGACCATTGTTAGCTAGATACATATTATCTAACTGACCACGAATAAGTGTAGACTTGATTAACTGAATGTCCATAGTAAGATCAGCGTATGATCTACCGATATGTCTATGTGGCATAATCATAGGTGTGATACATGCGAAAGGTACATACTCTGTTTTCTCTTTGTAGAGAATAGTATTACCTAAGATAACCACTCTATGACGTTCACCGTCTAGTTTAATATATGTGTCTTTAACTAATGCTTCATCTGACTCAATAGCTCTGTCATATTCTTCGTCATAAATATCACGTGCATTAGACTCTTCTTCAAACGTATCACGTAAATCTGACATGATGCCTTTGATGTATTCTAGTGGCTTGTTAAATGCCTCTGCAATTTCTGATAATTGCATTACTTCTCTATGTTGAACGAATCTAGCATCTTCTAGGTTAGGACCTGATACTTCTACAGATACCATCATGTTTTCAGGTGCTACGTTCTCAATCTTAATCTCTGTCTTTTTCTCTGTAACCTTGAGCTTAACATCATGTAGCATAGGTTGCATAATGGTAGATGGGTCTACACCGTTAGCCATAGCTTGTTGGTATAGTGCATCCATATTGACAGTTGGGTCAGCGTATGCAGTATGCTCTAATACTTCTGTATTCTCATCTGCAGCCAACATTTGTAGTTGTGCATCTGTAAGACCTTTATACTCGTATTCTTCTACTTCTTCCTCTTCTTCAGCATAGACTTTTACATAGCCATTCTTAGAGAGTAATGCGTCTTTAAACCATACGTAGAATATCTTGAACCCTTCGTTCTTTTCCATAACGACATGGTTAATGTAATCTGTTTCTTGTTCTGCTGCGTCTTGGTCTTCAGGACCTTTAGGGTCAAACTGAACAACCTTGTCACCAGCTACGAATACTTTAAGTAATTGTGGTAATGCAGCTTCAATCGTATCTTGTACGTCATAGCTAATAACTTGTGAACGACCTTCTTCTTCGTTACCGAAAGGTTGACCTAAGTAGTAGTCAATTGCAGCGGCTCTATCGTTAGATAATGCAGAGTCATTGACACCATATGCAATGTTCTCTTCAGCTTCTACACGAGCTATGATTTCCATGTCTTGTAACTTCATTAAACAATTCCTCTGTTATTGTATTGTATCTTACCACTAGACCATGATTCATTCTTCATAGCATCTATGGAAGTACATAAGTATCTAAATGCGTCTGCACCATGAGAGAACTCATCATGCAATGGTGCACCAGGTTCGTTAGTTGCAGAGTTTATACTTCTGCGATAATTCTTTAAACATTCCACAAGTCTATTAGCTGACTTATCAAAGTATATACGGTGGAAGTTCATTCTTGCTAGTTTAATACCGGACTCTATATCTTGCTTAGGAACGATACGAATATCCCATCCTAGTTTACGCATAATATCTTCTGCTGATATGCCATGCTTAAAGTCTTTAGACTGTCCGTCATGTGGTAAGAACATTGTACCCCAATTGTATGGTAAGTTCTTGAGTTGTGCAGAATAGCTATCTAAAGTCCTGTGGTCATCTTCTATGTAACCAATAATGCGTAAGTCTGATATGCCTTTTTGACATAGGATAATAGACATAGCATCATTCCAGCCGAGGTCCATTACTACATGAACCTTTAACATAGGATCATAAGGAACGTTAGTAATACGATTATCTTCTTGTGCTTCACGTATCTCGTTAGCATAGATAGCACCATCTACAGCAGCTTTACAATCACCTTCCCATATATTTGCATAGTCAGGGTTAGTCTTTAAACTGTGTTGGCGTTCTATCTCTAATACTTCAGGAAACCAAGGATTGTCAGTATAGTTTACTTTTACAACCTTAGCGTTCTCTGGTGGATTAACTACAAACCTTTGGTATGTATCATCCGTATCTATGTTAGGGTTAAAGCTTACCCAGATTTCTGAGTTTGGTTTACGGATCGTAGGAATGAGTATATCCCAGCTCTTGCGCGATACCGTTTGTGCCTCTTCCACCCAGACGATATCACATCCTTCAAAAGACTTAATACTTTCCACAGTATTAGTAGCCAACCCAGTAAAGCTAAATGAGCTACCGTTAAGACCTCGTATTTCTGCTTCCAAGACTTCATAGAAAGCTCCTAGACCTAATGATTGTATTTGGTCATTAAGTAATGTATGAACTGACTGCTTGATAGACTTTTGTATTTCACGTGCGCATAAGACACGTGTTGGCTCATTAGCTGCTTTTATAAGCAATGCTCTTGCCATAGACCATGACTTACCTGAACCTCTACCACCGTATGCTACTTTGTAACGGTGTGGCTCAAATAAGAAGTCTAGCTTACTCGGAAACTGAGCTATCGTCTGGCTTGACAAAGCTAATTCCTATTCCAATAGGTAAATCTTTACCATCTGCGCCAGTCAACTCTGTAGTTGCTACTGACTTACCATCTATTCTATCACCTAGTTCTTTTATAGCTGATACATCACCTGATGCTGCTTTATCTATTAAAGCCTCTGCTATCATACGTAAACGTTCTGCATCTGATTGAATAACAGCACGTCTCAGAGTATCTGCCCATAACCTATTGTTTTTACTAGAATATGTGTTGCCTTTGTTTACTTCGGCTGCTTTCTCTCTAGCTAATGCTAATTGTTCTTCTTTGTCCATGATTTTGCAACTCCCTTAGGTTGGTTGCCCTCTATTGTTATTTCTTTTTCTTCTTGTCTTTGGGTTGTTCTAATAGTCCACTTACTGGTATTGCCATGAGTGCTGCTAATAAATCTGGTTCATTTACTCTTGCTGGGTCAAAAGCTGCGAATGGTGACCTAAAATTTGCAGGTAGATTAGAAACATAATGCTGTCTTGATGGCAACATATCTGCTCCTGCATTAATTAACCATTCTGGTGTTTCTTCGTGTGTTCTTATAATTGCATCTTTACCTAATTTATTTAGGTTTTTAGATAAATTCTCTGTTCCAGATACATTTAGATATTCAAATGGATTTGCAGTTCCTACGTTTAATGCTCTATCTGTTCTTACTGCTAAAGGATAAGATGTAGCACCAATTTCTTTTCCTGCATATTGTGCTGTTTCTGGTAGATAATTTGTTGCATATACGCCAGTTCCTTCTGCTCCCATTCTACTTGGCAACAATTCTGTAATATTGGGATTTGGGCTTCCATGACCATATCCAAACTCAAAACTTAATGCCTTAGCTCTATCCATAGCTGTATTGCCTTTAGGTAGTCCTAATAGCGTTTCTGCGTTCTTAGAGGCTACTTCTTGAGCTTTCTCAAACTGTGTCTTGCTTAGTAAACCTTTTGCTATATTACCTGATGCAGTAGATAATGCTAACATAGGATTAACATTTAGTCCTAAATTTAACTGTTCTTCTCTAGTAAGACCACTAGGGTCAGGTATAGAATTTAAGAAAGACTGAACATTGCCTCGCATAAAACGATACAATGGTGGCTCTGTTACTTGACCATTCTTGGTGTATTCAAGTAAACCTGCCATGTTAGAGCTCGCTTTCTTTATCTTTTCCTTTTAGAGGATATATCATTCGTTTATAGCAGTCCCACCATTCTTGACTATAGTCTGTATTCTGATAGTCTTTAAAGCATGGTGTGCCTAATGTGTGATGCACTAGTTTGGCATCTGGATTGTATTCGTATTCTGTTTCTAGCCAGTTCCATGTTTCGTCTAACTTACCTACTTGCTCTTCCGGATACTTGAGCCATTCAAACCTGTGTAGGTATTTACCTGTTTGTTCCTGGACAAACTTAGGTGTTAATTGTTTATTGAGCCAATGTGAACAGTTCCATAACATAACGCTTGACCAGTTTTTTTTAGGATAGTCCTCGTTCTTTGCACCTAGATATTTAACTGGATGCTTTGTTGTGTAGTTATGCTTTACGACTTTGACTGCTTCGTCATTATCAAAGTTAGCTAGTATCTCTGCTATATCTGTTCTACATATCATATCGCCATCTACGAATAGTGCGATACCTTTAAAGTTATTTAGATATGGAACTAAAAAGCGTGAGTAGATAAATGCGTTACTACCGTCTTTATGTGTTTCTTCGTAATCTTTTAAAGTATTTAGTGCTAATGGTGTAAAACTTACCGGTATAGATGACTTCTCTATAACTGACTGGCAAAAGTTATGATAAGCAATTGGTTCTACTTTGCCATCATATCCTACATATATATCTAGTTTTTGCATATTACCAATGATGCCATACATTCACTAATAGTGCTATGTCAGCTATAACAGCTAAAAGTATATACAACCAATTCATTTCTTTTTGTTGCGTGAACTAATATTCTTTGCCTTTGCTTTTGCATCTGCTTTACTAGAAGCACCCCAAGCCTTTAATGATAGTAATAGTCTTGTTGGCTCACCGTTAGGCTTACGTTCTGGTCCTGGCATATTACCCATACGAGCTAAGAATGATGCACGTCTAGGATTATCACCTGACTTAACTGGTGCTTTTAGATTACCGCCTGTTTCTTTATTGTAAGATGCACGACCTTTAGCGTTTAAACCGCCTTTAGGGTTCTTACCTGCTTTCTTTTGCCAAACACTCATTTCTTTTTAGCTGTCTTTGCTGCTTGTTTAAATGCTTTAGCAGTTGGTGCGCCTTTAGTGCCTACTTTACGCATTTTTTCACCAGAGCCAGCTTTAATTCTAGCTTTCTTGGCTGCAATGTTAGCGTATAGACCTGGCTTATTTGCCACGTTTAGCTGCCTTTTTCATAGGCTTAGCTGCCATAGTTTTACCTGATTTGCCTGCTGCTTTTTTAGCTGCTGCCATACCTGTTTTAGTATAAGCGTATTTTTTTCCGTCTACCATTGGCATAATTATTTACCTTTCTTTTTAGCCATGCCAGCTTCTGATAAAGCAATAGCAATAGCTTGTTTAGGAGATTTTACTACTTTACCACCCTTACCTGAATGTAATGTGCCAGTTTTAAACTCACGCATTACTTTCCCAACTTTCTTCATCTTTCCTGCTTTTGTCTTCGGTGCTGACTTCATGCTTCTTCCTTAACTTAATAAATCTGTGATCGTATCTACAATCATTACATAAAGAGTATTCGGTGAAGTCAAAAGGTTCACCGCATTGTTCGCAAATAGATAGTTTCATAAAAAGAAAAAGCCCAACCACGGAGAGAGTGCAGTCAGGCTTTTGTGGGATTACGTTTCTTTAGGCAATAGGATGCCCTTACAGGCGTTATTATAGCATACTTTACTATTTTTGTTCAACAAGATTATGCGTTTATCCTTCTCGCAGCCATAGTAATTAGATTGTCAAAGGCTAGTTCTAGCTTGTATGGATAGGCTAATGGTTTCTTAGCGTCTAGGTATCTAGCATATATAGCGTCTTGTTGTTCTTTAGGTAAGCTATGGATAATAGCGTCTATGGTGCGTATGTTAGCCATATCTTGAGCTGAACACATTTCTTCGAATACTTCTGAAGTTGACTCACCTCCTGATGACATACCTATGCTTTTAGATGGATAACCTAGCTTATGATTATCCGACTTCATCCATAAAGACCAGTCTTGCATAATAGATAATAAACGTTCCATACTAATCATATCTTGTTAGCGTATATGCTACGCTTTCTCCATAAGTTTCTTGTGTAGTCTTGTGTTGTAGATTATGTTTAGCGTCATCTGCATTATGACTTGTAACGCCTTTTATTTGGTCTGGTGTAAAGTTTACTGTATGTCCAAATATAGTTTGTAATGGATGTGGTTGTGGAACGTAATAGTGCATTAGCCTATTTTGGTTATCTTTATAAGCGTGAATAACATTTGCATCTCTCATTTCTACAAGTATGTTCTTTGTAATAGGATAGTTAGATTGTATATGTTCTGCTATGTCGTTTATGGTTCGTGGTTCTGTAAGATAAGCTAATATCTTTTCTTTCACGATACATCTTTCACTTTGCAATGCCATTTCCTTTTATCATCTTGATGCCAACCATGTACATGAATAGTCCAACCAGCTTCACGAACTGCACCTACATTTTCGTGATCTGCTATCTTTTTACATCTAGCACTCATGTTACTTGCTGACGTTGTTTGAACTGCTAATGTTTCTTTACCTTTTAAAGCTATAATGTCTATAAAACCAAAAAGGTCAATTCTTATCCTTGCAAAACTATTCCAGTACTCTACTACTTGAACAGTATATCCTTCTTCTCTTAACTTCTTAAGACTTAACTGCGTTGGGCTAGTTGCCATCAAATTGACTTTCGTTAGGTTTAGATATGCCATCAAGGAAACGCTTTTCTACTTCACCTGTAGATTTATTTAGTTCGTATTCATATTCAAGTGTATGTGGTGATACATCATCACTTGGTTTTTTAGACCTAAATATCTTATCAAAGTTAGATTCAAATACTTCTCTATCTGTAAAAGGTCTAGGTGACGAACCTTTGCCCATTATTTTCTCCTATTATGTCTTTGCTCTAAATGTGTAGCCCATCTACAATTACCAGGTTCATAATTACCATTTACATCAATTCTATCTAATGTAGTTCCTTTTGGTCTATGTCCCATATCTTTAAAAAAATTCTCAAATTTTAACCATTCATTAAATACTGAGATTCCTCTTCCTCCATAGTATTGATATTTTGGATTATTAGGATTTGAACATCTTTCTTTCATATGTACCCAAGAATTCCATTCTGGTGTATATGTCATGCCATGAGTTCTATTTAATGTTTTGCAACGATTTGAGTGTATTTCTTTTTGTAAACATCCACAACTTTTTTTGTCTGCATTTATTTTAACAGCTTTTGCAAATTTTACATAGTCTTTTCCACAATCACATTTAAAAGCCCATTTAATTCCTTGTTTTGTACTTTCTAACGGCTTAATTGCTACTAATCTTCCAAATCTTTGTCCAGTTATATCTAGTGCTTTCATTTTACCCCCAAATGATTATTTAAAAATAACCATCCTATTGTAGCACGGTGTGCGTGTTCGAACAACTGAATTCTTTCTTCTTTTGATAATTTATTTCCATTATCTATCATGTGATGACATTGATGGCATAGAAACGCTATACGGTAATCATGTGCCTTTATAGATGTGCCTTTACCATCTCTTAATTGATTGCTATGTGCTGCCACTACTGTTCCGTTTTGTATAGAACACATCATACATGGTGCGCCATCTGCTAGTTTAAGTAATTTAGGGTTACGATAATTCATTTATTCTTTGTCCTATCCATTTCATTACAGGTACTGCCATAGAGTTACCTAATGCTTTATAACGTGTAGTATCACTAGATGTAGGTGTATTGGTATAGTTATCAGGAAATCCTTGTAGCCTTTCACATTCAATTGGAGTTAAACGTCTTACTCTCATATTATATGATACTCCATGAACGTCAGTTTTAGTTAGACATGGAGAAATATCATTCATAGGAGTTGTTGCATTTCCACCATTTTCAGGTTTTCGTCCTATCCAATTTCCTGGTATTCCATAAGACTTTGGTTCTAATAATGTTGAATGAAATATACAATTTCCTCCATTTTTAGCTCCTTGCTGTAATAACTCAGCACCTTTTGCAAATTTTGCAGTTACAGTATCTGAAATATCGTTATATATGCCCATTGCAATCATATTAAATCCATCAGCTCTTGAGTAATCATTACTTGTTGTTTGTAAACAATTAGCAACATTTGGAATGTACAATGTTTCACTTCCACCGCCTATATCACCTCCGTTTGCTCTAATTGTTCCAACTCCTTCGCTGTAGTTTCCAAAGCTACTTGTAGTAAATGAGGAAGTTTTTTGTCTCTCTTCTCTGCTCGGCGTAATATCCCTTTGCAAGCTTTCGGACTCAAATAATACTTTTGCGGCACTTCTCCAGTCTCCAAGACATCCGACAACGAACACACGTTTGCGTCTTTGTGGCACTCCGAAATGTTGAGCGTCAAGAACTCTGTAGGCGAACCCATACCTGAGTTCAGCCATCCCTTTAAGGAGGCAGGCAAAGTCTTCTCCTCCGTTACTAGAGAGAACACCGGGGACATTTTCCCATAAAAGCCATTTTGGTTTAAAGTGGTCTGCAATTGCAAGATAGGTGAGCATGAGGTTTCCTCTTGGGTCTTCAAGACCTTTTCTAAGTCCAGCAACTGAGAATGATTGGCATGGAGTTCCTCCGACCAAAAGTCCGACTGTGTCATTTAATTTCCACTCCTTAAATTTTGTCATGTCACCATAATTAGTAACATGTGGATAATGATGTTGTAATAACTGACTAGGGAATTTTTCTATCTCTGAAAAGCCTACAGGCTTCCATCCCATATCATGCCAAGCTACTGTTGCTGCTTCTATACCACTACAAACTGATAAGTAGTTCACTAATAGTCCCACCCCCAACCCATAGTCTGACCCCATACCTCT